GAGCCGGAACGTACGCGCGTACTGGTAGTTCGGCCAGTCAAAATAGCGGGTCGCGAGCTCGGGATAGAACCGTCGGTGCAAGCACCCTTCGATCGGTGCACTTGCAGCGTCGATCGCGTCATCGACCAGCGCGTCGATACGCGCGGTCGCGCTGATGTCCAACCGGGCCTTGACCTTCTCCCGGGTGGTGTACCAGACAGCCATACCCTCGCCTTGCTTCCTGGCCTAGGGGCCGTGCCGCTCACACGACGCAGCCCCGGGTCCGAGCTGTGATATTAAGTTATGCAACCCTCTTCGCGCGGAGCCAGCTATCGGCCTTCATGATCGTCGCGGTTGGGTCGGATGTGCCCTGCGCATAGTCGAGCTCCACGGCGCCGGCCGTGACACCCATCCGGACGATACCCCGGATCATGGCGACCAACGGAGTCACTGCGTCCACCGCGCCCACGATCGCCGTGTCGCTGAACGCTTTCGCACCTAGGCTGACCGCACCCGTCGAGCCGGTTGCCGCGCTGGTGATCCCGCCTGGCACCCACGTACCGGTCGCGCCGGCCGGCACCGTCCAGCCGAACTTGATATCTCCTGTAGTTACACCCGTGTAGACCGCCATCGCTTCGACCAGCCATGTCGAGCTGGCGTCCAACGTGAGCGCCAGGCCACTATGCACCAGCACCGTACTCGCAGCTACGCCAGCATGGTCACCGGTCAGATCATCGAACAACTCCCGGCCGATCCCGGTCTGCCCGCCGTCCTGGCCGACCGCGAAGACCGTCGAGCCGGCGCTGTTGCGCAGGTCGAGCAGTACGCCCGCCCCGCGCAGCGTGAGCACCGGCACCCCGGCGTTGCGGGAGAGCACCCGCAGTGCTTCACCACTGCCCGCGGTCGCGTCCTGCGTCACCCCGAGCGCGGGATGATTCGTCGAACCGCCGCGGGGCGCCGCGGTGAACCAGCCGGCCGGCCCCTCGTTCGGGTCGTACGAAACGGCATCGATCCGAAGCGACGGGCCGGCCATAGTTCAGCTCGGCTGTTCAGGCTGGCTGGATCCAGTCTCGGGGGTACTGCCATCCGTCGAAGGGACACCAGAGGACTCCGTCTGGCCCACTTCGGAGAGGCTCTCCGTCGTTGGGACAGGCGACTGGAGGTCTACTCCGTTCGGCTCGTCGCTCGTCAGCGGCTTCTCGGGCGATGTCGATGAGCTGTTGCCATCCGATGGCTCGCTCACCTCCTCCACCTGCTCGGACTCGGCCGCCGGAAGTGGCTCGGTGCCCTCCCAGCGTGGACCCTCGATGCTCGGCCCACCATACCTAGTGATCTTGGGCATGTCAGGCCGCCGCGATGGTCGCGCCGTCGATCACGGCGACGTAGGTGAGATACCAGGTAATACCACCATCGGCGCCGGTCGCGTTGACCTGCTCGATGGCGCCGGCCGGTACCGCGATCGGCCGCTGGAGCATCGGCACTCCGCCTCCGCCGGCGGCCCCGACGTACTGGATCGAGGACGCCCGGATGCCGTCGAAGCTGAGCAGCGAGCCCACCTCGGTATCGGTCGTGCCCAGGTCGGTCGCGGCAACCAGGTCGGTCGTGACCGCGCTGGCCAAGGTCGGGTTGAACTGCAGCTTGGACGTGCCGGCCACGGATATCCGGGTGGTCACCACACCGAAGATCGCGGTGATGATGCACAGGTCGGAGACGTTGAACAGCACCTTGGTTTCGACGGCCAGGGGCGTGTATGCCTTGCTGACCAGGGAGCCGAACGCGCTCTTTCGGAATGCAGCGGCATCGTTGTAGACGCTCACGTCACACCATCGCCGGCAGGTTCTGCGGTGCCCGCTGAATGGCGAGGTCCCGCGTGATGGCGTACACCAGCCCAGCGCCCGTACTGGTGAGCTTCACCCAGTCATAGAGCGCCGAGAGCTCGACTCCCTCGATCTCGACCACGAGCACGTCCTGAGACGCCGTGGTCACGATCGTGGATGCCGCGGCCTGCGTCAGTTTCTGCCAGACCGCGCCGTTGGTCGCGCTGACGTAGTACTGCGTCATGGTCGCCAGTACCTGCGCACCCGTGCCGGCCGCGTCCTTGGCCTCGGTCAGCGTCCACGTGTCGCCCGCGGCATTGACGCCAATGAACGTGACGCCAGCGCACGACTTCAGGTCGACGTACACGTCATCGGCGATCGGCAGGATGTTGAACAACCTACCCAGAGCCCACATATCTCGTCCTCTCCGGCCGGGGGTTGATTGCCGGCGCGGTTCCGCCTACTCCCGGACGGTCCGGGTACGGCGTAGAGCGTGTCACGACCGGTAACGATCCGATCCCCTGCGCGGTCCGGTCTCCCGATCCCTCGCTGCGCGCCTGCGCCCGTGACGACCATCCGTTTCCCGACGCTGCAGCCCCGGTACCGCGGAGGTTTCTTGTAATTACGAACGTGTCTCGATCTGCACGAACGGGGAGAGCGTCGGGCCGTTGTTCTTGGGCGTGATCGCGCTCTGCAACCACGGCCGGCCGTCGACCCTTTCGATGATCCGGTACGCGGTCATGTCGTTACCGAACTTGAAGTGCTCGGACGACATGGCACTCATGGCCTGCCGGTCGCCGATCAGGTAGTAACCGAAGTCCACGAAGGACAGATCTCCCGCGGTGCCCAGCGGCGGGACCTTCTCGGTGAACAGCACCGGCCGGCCGAGGATACTCACGGGCGGACCCTCGACACCGTTGTTCAGCCAGATCGCCGAACCGCCGGTGCCGACCGTGAGCGCCATCGTGGCCAGCTCGGGGAATGTGTTGATCGAGGCAACCCAGACCGCCCGGCCGAGCGAGGACGGCAGCATCCGGGAGTACATCTTGACGATGTTCTCCCAGACGATGGTGCTGGCGACCTGCCCGACTTCCTTGGTCACCGAGATCATGGCCGAGCCGTTCAGGTAGCCGAGCGGCTCGCCCACACCGGTCCCGCTGATGAAGGCGTCGTCCTCGTAGAAACCGAGCGCCTCCGGGAAGAGCATGTCCAGGTACGCCGTGAACGAGGTGATCGAGTCACTGATCAGCTCGCTCGGGACCTCGGTGTACGCGGTCAGCTTCTTGGCATCCAGCACGACCCGGCCGAACGTGGCCGAGCTGGCGGTCAGCGCCGCGGCCTCCTCGGTCCAGTAGGCGACGATGCCGCCGTACACCGAAGACACGTTGCTGGTCGAGTCGACGGCCGGGAACGGCACCCGCAACGACTCCATGGGGATGACCCGAGCGCGCGACCGCACAATCGCGTTCTCCAGCGCCACCCGGAGCAGTTCGGAGCGCAGCGTCTCGGGGATCAGGAAACCGCCCTCGGACGGAATCGTGGAGGAGAACGCATTGCGCAGGGTGCGCAGCTTGGTCTGCAGCTCGACATCTTTCGGCGTGTTGTGCCAGATCGCCTTGAAGTAGTCGCCGCTCGTCTCGAACATGCCATCGATCGAGGCACCCATCGCCCGACTGTTGTACAGCCCGGCGCGCTTGGCCTTGTCGCCGCGCATCCGGTCGGTCGGGCTGACCCGCTGAGCGAGATCGAGGTTCAGCCGGCGTACCGCGTCCGGCTGGTTCTCGGTCAGCCACTGAGCCATGAACCGCTGTGCCTCGACACGGACCTCTTGCATGATGTCGGCCTGGTTGCGCATGACCCCACCCGCGTAGTTGCGGATGAACTGGGTTGCGGTCTCCCGATTGCTGAACACCTTCTGCAGCTTGGCCGGATCGGAGAGCATCTCCTCCAGTTCACGCGGGTCGTTCGGAATGGTCAGGGTGTCCAGATCGGGTGCGTTGGTCGGAGGCGCCGCGCGGTTGAACATGGCCTGCTTGCGGTAAGCGTCGAAACCGAGTTGTGCGAGCCGGTGACGTACGCCCCTGCTCATCATGTGAGATCGATTGCTCACTGTCCCTCCCTTTCGGGGGCGTTGTCGGGCTCGGCAGGCCGACTGGCCGACCGAAGGCTGTCGAGGACGGCCGAGCGAACGTCGATCATGTCGAACGGAAGACCGGTCGTCACGGGTACCGGTACCGGCTCGGGTACGGGATCGGGCAGGGCCGGCGCGTCTCGGCGCAGGTCTTCGAAAATGCCCCGGAAGTCGTCAGGGCTGAACGCGATCAGCGGCGCAGACACAGGTTCCGGCGCCGATCGCATGGGGAGTGCGGGTGCGGCCGGCGCCGGAACACTCACGGGCTCGCGCGGCTGCGGAGCACTCGCCACGGGAGCCGGAGCCCGATCCCGGCCAGCGTACTGGAAGACCGAGAGGTCCCAGTTGTTCTCCGGTGCCGGACCGGGCCGCAACGCAACCACCTCGTCCGCCAGGCCGGCACTGACCGCTTCGTCCGCGGAGTACCACGTCTCGGCGCGCATCCGTTCGCGCCACTCGTCGACCGTTCCACCCGCTCGATCGGCGTACACGCTGGCGATGTTGGCCGACTGCACATCGAGATCGTCAGCCATCCGGCGCATGTCCTCGGCGTTGCCGACGCACAGCCCCATCCCGTCATGGATCATCATTTGCGAATTCCGACCCATGATGATCTTGTCGCCGGCCATCGCGATGACCGAAGCGATCGAAGCCGCGAGCGAGTCGACGTACGTGGTCACCGCGGCCGGGTGCGCCAGCAGGCAGTTGTAGATCGCGATGCCGTCGAAGATCTCCCCACCCGGAGAGTTGATGTGCAGGTCGATCCCGGCCGCGGTGATGGCGCGCAGCTCCTTGACGAAATCGTCAGCCGTGGTACCGAACCAACCAATCTCGTTGTAGATGTAGATCTCGGCCTGGGGAGCGGTCGCGTTGACGATTCGGTACCAGTCGGTACGGCCGGCGCGCAGCTCGGCGCGCGGCCGGGCAACCCGTAGCGCCCGGTCGGGCAGCGTCTTTCTGTTCAGCATGCGCGAAACGCGGCGCCTCATGGCATCGCAGGGTAGCACCTCTACCCGGCAACCAGGACAAGATGACCGTTGCTCCAGCCGTTGACCGCGAGCAGGTCGAACGCTTCCGTCCGGTCGACCGCGACCGCACGCATCACCCGGAGCAGGATCGATTCGGCCACGTCACCCTGGCTGGATACCCGCCCGCTCTCGGTCCGGCGCAGCTCACCGAGCTTGCGCCCGACCGCCGCGGCTTGATCTACGACGCGCAGCTCCAGCACCATCGGCTCAGCCATAGAGACCCGACCCCTTCCCAGTCGCGTGCCCGGCCAGCTCGTCGAGCATCGACAGCGAGTAGTCCAGCCAGTAACCGCGGTCCAGTTTGTCGAAATCGGCACGCAGTGAAACCAACCGCTGTCGTATCTCCGACACATCATCGGCAGTCAATGGGTTATCGATCCACGAATTCGTGGTGATGTCCAACCGCTCATCGTGCCCTCGCACGACGAACGAGCGAGCCGGTATCGCGCCGACACTGCCGAGCCCGTTCGGACCGAACAACCCGAGATCCAGCCCGTTCGTCTCGGCCCCGCCCCAGGCAAACGAGTGATCGAGCCCGACATACTCCCCCGTGTCGGTCAGGAACTGGTTACCCGTGTTGCGGTCGGAGTTCGCGGCCAGTGAATCCATGAGTCCGACCCGCTGAACGGGTTTCGTGTCGAGAATCCGATCGTGCCGCTCCGTCCACAGTGTCCGATCGTCGTGGATCAGCTCGGCGTACGTGCGGCCATGCTCGTAGTCCATCCAGACCACGTCCGGCGCGTCCCGGTAGACCCGTGGTACCCGAGCATCGAGCGACCGGGCGGTCAACGAGTAGAGCTGATCGGCGTCGGCTTCCCGCCGGCTGTCCAGCTCGTCATTCCACTTCGGACCTTTCTTGCGAACCACCCGCCGGCCATCGTCGAGCACGTACAGGTCTACCTCCGCGCTCACCCCACCCGTCAACCGGCTGACGGTCACCCCCTGGCCGCGGCGGTGTGCCCGTTGCGCGGCCTGCGCCGTTGCGACCAGATCCTCCATGCCTTCGATCGAGCGGTGATACGGCTGCGCGTCCGGCGGGACCTTGGCCGAGACACTGGGACCCCAGGAAGGCTCGTACCGGCCGCGGCAACGAAAGCCGCCCAAGCACTCGACGTACCCACCGGCTGGGTACGCTTCGCGCGCCTCCTCCAGGGTGGCGAACAGCGTCCCATCGATCATCCGGCACGGCTTGCAAGTGTTCTTGTCCCTGATCTCGTCGGCCACATAGTAGCTCGCCGGCTGGGTGGCCAGCATCCCGGCCAGGGTCTGGTACCGCCCTTCCTCCTGCGCGCTCCACAGCGCCCCGCCGAGCTGATCGGACAGCGAGCGCTCGGGCAGGTTCAACAGGTAGTCGACGACAGCCTCCGCGATCTCCGAACCCTCGGCCTGCTCCTCCGCGTAGAGCCGCATCGCTTCCCGTCCTGCGGCCGAGGACATGTTGCCGGCCAGCAAGGCAGCGATGACGCCGGCCTGCGCGGCGAGCGCGGCATCGTCTGGCTCTTTCGGCTCGGCGCCGGCCACCCCCTGCTCGCCGGCCGTGTCGACGATCTCCTGAGCGCCGAGCGCGGCCAGGGTGATCATTGCCGCGGTAAGTAGATCGGCACCATGCGCGCTGGACACGGTCAGGGTTGCCAGCGCGGCCAGGTCGCCGCGGTCGATGGCCTGCTCGATCTGCACGGCCAACTGGTCGCGTTGTTCCTGGCTGACTTCCCGCCAGGCGAGCAGGAGTGCAGCTAGCTCGTCCTCCCAGGGTTCTCGGTTCTCCTCTTCCGGCCCCTGGTCGCGAACGGTTCCCAACCCGCCTCCTGATCGAAAGGGAGCATCACCAGTTCGAGCCGAGCGGTCGGTGCGCCCGGCGCCGGCTGCGCCGAGCCGGTGCCCTCGCCGGCCGCGGAACCGGGGGGCATCGGCGCAGCCGGCGCCGGAGTCGGCTTGAGCTCCCAGTCGGCCGGAAGCTCCAGATATTCGAGGACCGGCTTGTGCTCGAAACCACAGTCCACAATGTACGTCTTGGCCGCGGTCGCCTTGCTGTCCCG